TCTACTATAGACATTGCCGACAGGTGACATACGATTAACCCATTCATCGCCCAGTATACGACGACAACGGTTTACTATATACGGGATATCGAAAAACTCTGAATTCCAACCAGATAAAATATCCGGGTAATCTACTTCCAAGAATTGTATGAAAGCCATGAAAAGGTCTTTTTCATTTGCACAGTGAATATACGTAACATCATCTTGTGTATTATTATATGGCTTTATTCCCCATGCAGTAAATTTATCTTCAAGTGAATCATAAACAGTTATAACGGTTACGGGATGGTTAGCTGTTTTAATATCTGGAAAACTATCTGGTGAATAGGTTTCGATGTCAATAAACATCGTCTTAATAGGATTACTATTAAATTCCGGTTCCTCATTTACCTTCCAATATGTATCAACTAGGAACTGCTGATGTGCTGGTAGATTTTCGAATACTCGCTTTGTACCAGAATCTTTTAAGAACTTATAGCGGTTATACTGACTATTGAATTTCTTCTTAATTAACTTCGTACCGAATATAGATTCGTGTTTTCCGGGCCCTTCAACATAAAGATATGGCTCTACACTAGTTTCAAATCGTACTCTATTACCCTCTTCATCCCAAGTGAAGAGAGTTACAGTACCTTCACGTCCATTATAAATTGCATTACGATAACTCACATATATGATTATATATGATGCTTCGTTATTATCAATAACGAAAAGTTAATTATACCTGTTCAGATTAACTCTTAGAGGGTCACCTACACTATACTGATAGAGTTCGGTATAGCAATCAATATTTTTATCATCTTCTAACCACCGTGTATCAGCATACTGACTAGCTTTTTTACATAAAGCTTTATAGCGTTTTCTATCTTGCAATGTACTTTCAATCTGAGCAATCATCTCCTCCCCGGTCTTAAACTTGATAGGAGCGTTCTCGTATGTGCACATATCTTGACATGCAATAGGCAATCCAAGCGCGCATGCTTCAATATATTTCAGGTCAGATTTCGAACGATTAAAAATACTATCCTGTAACGGAGCTACAATCATGTTTACATTTAGATCATATAAGCCTTGACCGTATTCATATAAACGCTTCCATGGGTGAAATTCGATCTTACCAGCTTGAACAAGAGGTTTTAACGTTAATGGAAAAGCACCTAAGAATACCCATTGATACTTATCAACTGTTTTAGCGATAACTTCATTTACATGATGAAAATCATCACGCTGTTTTACTCTATTATCAACGTCAAAGTGCGCACCTGAACCGGCATATAAAATACGAGGTTTCTTCTTGTTCTTCTCATAGCTCTCCATCGTACGGTTAAGATCAGATTTACCACCTATCCAGAATTTAGGCATAAAATTTGGAATAACTGTGACGTTCGGATTACCTGTCTTATCGCGATAATAATCTCTCATAAACGGACATGTAACGGTAATCTCATCACACATAGCCATCATTTCCTGAGCTGATTGTCTTATCTTTGGATCTGTAAATGCTCCTTTATATTTGTTATAATCAGGAATATCTTCCGCAAAACATATATCATCAATTTCATATATAAGACGCATACCAGTTTTATCTGCCATGTTTCTAAGAAATTTAACAAACTCTAACTGTTGCGGAGTTGCTTGTCTCTGAATTCTAACACCCTTAACTCCACCGTAATATCTAGGGTCACCATTCATTACAGTCGTCCCGTGTACAACTGCTTTATTATGAGCATTCATAACTTGCTCCGGCCATATCATCCTCCAGTGACCGCAACCACTATAATCAGCATAATAATTCATAAAGCGAGGTAATCCAACCTCAGCCGGAGCTGCTACAGGTTTCGGTTTGACACTAGTTGCATTAGGTTGACCGCTATTTGGCCGAGCTGGTGACTTAAGCTGAAATGGTACGTTTCCTTGAATTAACATATTTAATAATTAATAAGTTTTTTATGCTAATCCACAAAGTTTACACGCTTTGTGATACCATTATGCTTTTCTAGGAATATAATATCACCGGTCGCCGCTTTTATACTTTCCTTTCGATGGCTAATAACAAATACACATTCATTTAGCTTCTCAACCCTTTCATTTAAGATCTCTAAAACTAGATCAACTCCCTTTTCATCCAAACTACTATCAAATAATTCATCGTAGAAACTTAAGTTATAATGTACATCTCCTTGAGCTTTTCTCATATCCATAAAAGAGAAGAGACATGCCAAATCAATAGCCTTTCTCTCTGCCCCGGAGAAGTTATTATAGAGACATATCTTACCTTTTTCGTTTAAAATCTCTTCCTCAAAATATTCATTAAAAACGCATATACTATTACTATCAAGCTTTTTTAGGTAGTGAGTTAGTTTAGAGTTAAAATTTCTTAGTATCTTTTTAACAATGTAACTTTTTACACCTTCTTCACTTACCACAAACTTAACTACATCAAGCATATCAATATTCTTTTTAATATTGCTTAGCTCTGCGGTAATCGTCGATGATTTAGTCTCTAACTCAACTACAATATCGCTGAATGTATTCGTATCATTACATGTAGATTTTAACTCCTCTTCCATCTCAGATACGCATCTCTTAATGTAATCTATTGATTCTCTAATATGACCGATACCATATTTCTGCTTTTCAATATTAGCTATTTTATCAGATACGACTCTAACTGCCTGGTCGACTTTTTCTATTTCACTATCAATAGCAGTCAATTCATTTGTAAGATTAGCTAACTCTGACTTACTGTTATTAATAATATTTTTAAGATTTTCTTTCTCTTTTTTAATAAGCTCTAAGTCATGATCTTCAATAGAGCGTAAACATACGGGGCAATTTTCTTCACCTGTACCTATACGTCTATAGGTTTCCGCTGAGTTCTTTAAATTAAGCTTTAATTCGATAATATTGTTATTAATATTATTCCTATCATCTTTTTTGGAATCTATTAATGCTATTAGCTCAGTCAGCTTATTTTTATATGGCTTTTCATCTAATTTTTCAATAGCTTCTAATCGATCGTTAGCATCTTTTAAATCATCTCTATGCTTTGTTAGATTAGTTTGTAAAGTTTCAGTTTTCTTTTCTTTATCAACATTAAAACTATCTCTTTGAGATTTTTGCACAGTCAGGTAATTATTAGTTTCTTCAAGTCGGGTTATATTAGTATCAAAATCTTGCTTAATAAGACTTTGATCAGACCGTAACTCCGTTAACATTTTTGAGAATATCTCTAAGCTAAATATCTTTTCAATAAACTTTCTCTTCTCAACCTTATTTTTTGCCATAAAGGGTATATGGTTGTTGAGAGTCATTATAACACAATTCTGAAAAACTTCTGGTGATGATGATAGGATAGTTTCAATATAATTATTAGTATTACCAATCGTATCCCTGGTCTTATCAACCCCATTCTTAAATATATTACATTTAGATGGACCTAAAGTACGTACTATATGAAAATCGTTTGTACCGTAATGCGGGTCATTAATTGCAAATGATAGTTCAACAATTGATTTACCTTCTGTTAAATTATTAGGTATAAATTGTTTTCTAATCTCTCTAAGAGTACTACCAAAGATAGCAAAATATAAAGCATCGGCAATTGTACTCTTACCTACTCCATTTCGTCTATCTTCTTTATCTCGATTTATACCGGTTACAATATGTAACCCTTTATTAAATTCGACACGCACCTCATCTTCACCTACAGACAGGAAGTTCTTTATTTTAAGTTGTTTAAATGTAACGTATTTCATTATGGTCTATCGGTAGATCTTGCGAAGAGATCAGCTGTGTATTTCACAACCTCTCTTTTATTTTCAATATCAAGTAAATTTACAAATTCAGTTATAGCTTCAATTATATCAACACCGGAGAGATCAAAATCACCTTCTTCAGAAAACTTAACTTTATTATAATTGACGTCATAATCTATTCTAATCTCACAAGGCTTATAACTTGTCAATTTAGCTATTAATAAATCTAAATGATCAGTATTAATATTTTTATCAATTATAAGTTTAATAATATTATTTGCAATAATATCATTGAAAAATTTTATAGGGTCTGGATCAGTAATAAGTTTTGATAGAAATACTTTAACATGTTTAGGTGTTATTGTATTCTCTGTAAACTCGTACGACATTTCGTCTATATTTAAAGTATAAAATCCTTTTGTTTGCAACGAATCGCCAAAGTCCATTTCATACGGATTACCTACATATACAATTCGCTTTTTATCCTGAAATGTCTTCTCATCTCTTAAATGAAAATGACCTGTGAATATTAACGGAGCTTTTGATATAAGAACTTCCGGGTCATCTCCGTGATCGCAAACTTTAAAACCGTTCATCTTAAAGTTCTCTAACTCAAAGTGACCAAATACTATATCACTATCAGGTATATCATTAATCTGAGTACCCCATGGGCAGAAAGTTAAACGCTTACCATCAACGGTGACCGTCTCAAGTTTATCATATATAGTTAGATTACGTCTACCTTTTAATATTGAAAGGCTGTTAATTTCTGAAGTATCTTTATACCAGGCATCATGATTACCAGTAATCATGGTAATGTTAAAGTCTTTAAATTTATCTAAAAGATCTTTAGCAAAGTTTAATGTCTTGACACTAATCTCATCTCTATAATGGAAGAAATCACCGCAGAATATTATATCACTAATATCCTGTTTATGTAATTCTTGAATATACCAATCCACCCATTTATTAGCAATGCCTAACCAGAAATCGCTATTTTGATGTACACCCAGATGAATATCAGAAAATATTGCAACTCTATTTTTCATTAACTGCTATATTCTAGATCATCACTATTCGGCTTAACGTACACCTGACCATCAGTTACCGCTGCCATCTCTTCCTCATACACCATTTCTTTATAATTTGTAAGGGTTTCGTGATGTTTCTTCTCTTTCTTAATTCTATTAATAAAGGCATGGAACGCAATAGTTGTAAAATATGAAAAAGGATTGTATTCGGAATCTACGTTAAACTTCTTATTCTTAAGAGCTGTATACATCTTGACTAACGCGTCGCCGATCATCTCTTCTTTATATGTATAATTGATAAAATTAGACTTATTACCTAAACCATACGCAATTTTTTTCAGAGAGTTAGCTAGCTCATGAATACATACTTCAGACTTATAATAATCACGAATTTGCTGCTTAAAGTCAGCAGGGTTAACATAATATTCGTCTATTTTAGGTTTAGGTCCTCTTTTTTTCTTGACCTTAACCGGTTCAACTTTTTTTATTTTTTCTACCGCCATAACTAAGTTAATTATATAGTACTAGTAGTTACTTTTCAACTATATCCGTAATTGAAAATGGTATTTTTTCTTGTTTATAAATCTCTATCCTCTTTTCAACGTGACGTTTACCGTATTTTAAATTATCAGCTAAATCTATAATTGTAAGTCTTTCTTTATTATCATGTAATCTCAAGCCTCTACCTATAGATTGAATTGTTCTAATAGAGCTTTTACCACCGGCACCGAAAATAATCATATGTATATTTTTAATATTGACACCTGTCGAGAAAATAGCGCTAATTGCAATACATATTACATCTGTATTTGTTTCCATTAATTGCTTTATTCTATCTCTTTCTTCAACTTCAACATCTCCACGTATGAAATATACTTGCTTATCTTTTACAGCGCTCAGTATATCATATAACTTTTCACCGTGTACAATATGATTTACAAGTACGAGTATATTATTATTAAAGTTAGTACATACCCGATGAATTATATTATTTCGAAATTCATTTTCATACAGAAAATCTAATTCCGTTTTATACGGATTCTGACCTTTAATATGTATAGGTTTTGTATTGTAGTCTATATTGAGTATAGATGTTTTAGCGGTAGTTAGATGACGCTCGGTTCTCAAACTATAACTATCTTTTTCATATATTATACTACCTACTTTACCAATAATATTCCATTCATCTGGCTTACTATCAGGCAACGTACCAGTTAATCCAAATTTATGTACAGTTTTAATAGACTGCACCATTTTGTTAATTTTATTATTCTTCTTTAATTTATGGCATTCATCAATAATCAACATATCGACATCTTGCAGCCACTCGTTATCCTTGAATTGACTCTGCAGTACTCCTAAATTAGCAATTATAACATTCGCTGTTAGATCAGGTTTAAGCTTACCAGTCCATCTTGTAAATTTAAATAGAGCATTATATTCCTCAAAATCGGTAAATGTCTGGTTAACTAATGTAAGATCAGGTACAATTAATAAACATTTAAAACTATCTTTACGCTGTAGGAAAGCACTCATTAGGATTGAACATATAGTTAGAGTCTTACCCGCACCTGTACCCATTTTTAATATACCTCTACCGTGTTTAATTGCATTTTCACATGCAGCATATTGGTAATCTCTAAGACTATGCGTTAGATTATCATATACTCTAGCGTCTAATAGACCGGGTTTAACTACACACGATATCGACTTATCTATTCTAACTTCTTCGTTAGGGTACGTCTCTTTAATAAAGCGCATAATATCATAAAATAAACCAGGCTCGAATAAACCGGTAGGAGTGATGCAGTATATACGACTTGCAAAATATTTTGCTCTACCTTTACGAAAACGTGCAGTATCATCTTTAACACTAAAATGTTCGCGTATATCTGAAAATAACTCGCCTTGTATACGAACTTTACCTCTGTCAAAACTAAAAGTAATCATAATGTTTCCATTTTCATAATCTCGACAATATTCTTAATATCAAAACTAAGTGAACTGAACGTTTTTTCGGTTTTTTCTAATAGTTCAATTATAAGCTCTTGCTCGTCTATCCTGGCTTGCAGCTCGACCATTTGTTCATGTTGATATGCAGTCTTCTCTGCAATAGGAGTCGTTACCTTAACGGGCGATTTTTCGATAATCTGTTTAGTTATTTCCTTCTTTAATTGAAATCGCTGCGCTTTAACATTAATAAGATTTTTTTTATGTTGTATTAGCTTACTGACCCAAAAATGCTTACGACCAGGCGTCTTCATCGATACATCTTTGATATTAAACTCATCGACATGCAGATCCTTCTCAATTTCTTTTACGTATTGATCTATAATACTCACATTATGATTATAAGTACTATTATGCAGAAAACAACTACAAAGGATAATTTAGCTAAAAATAATGTTGTTAACTTATTTGAGCGTAGATTTATAGATCTTTTAAAACCTGTTGAAGATATTGATTATGATGAAAAAGAACTTAAAATGGGTATTAAGGTCGAACTCGAACATACAGACGATGTATCAGTTGCAACTACTATAGCTAAACAGCATTTAGCTGAAGATCCTAGATATTATAGTAAACTTAAAACCATTCATGATGAGGACGATAATACTGTTGGTGGTGGTGCGCTAGGACCGGCAGCTGCTGTTGGTCATTCCCAGTCAGGTGATTGGTATGCACCTGGAGACTACAGAAGACCTTTTGCATTAGGTGCTATCCAGACTAGAAGAGGTAGTATCAAGCGTAGAAAGAAAAAGAAAAAGAAGTAAATACATAGATGGATACAGGTCATTGGAAAGTTTATGAAGCAATACCAGAGGACGCTTTCGGATTTATATACGAAATTACCAATTTAATAAACGATAAGAAATATATCGGTAGAAAGCAGATGGTTAAAAAGATTAAGCGAGCACCTCTTAAAGGTAAGAAGAGGAAGCGTATTGATTATGTGGAAAGTGACTGGAAGACCTATACAGGTTCAAGTGATAGGCTCAATATCGATATAGCCACACACGGTAAGGATAGATTTTTATTTAAAATACTAAGATTCTGTAGAAATAAATATGAACTAGGTTATTATGAATCAAAGATGCAGTTTGATAAAGATGTACTGTTAAGTGAAGACTATTATAATGGTATAATCAACTGTAGAATAGGTAAACCACCTAAGAATTTTTTGGAACACTGATATAATATCGTGTGGAATCATTAGATTTAGGTGTGTATAATATATGTCTCATTAATTGTAATGAGATTTTTGCAGATAATATTAGCGATAATATTATAAATGATCTGCATATGTTCGGTATTCTAGATAAGAGTATTAATAACGCAGATGTTAAGAAGATCGCGTATCATTACATTATTTTTGGATTTTCTGAAGCTATTCTCAATAGCGCAAATAGAAATAAGCATATATTATTTTTTAACAATACTCAATTACCGGAATGCTCCATGCTTAAGTTCTATGATGAGTTTGATGTTATAAATTTAATAAATACGACATTAAATCGTATGAAACGTATATTACCTATTAAAATATACATCAGTAAATATAGTCTACCCTATTTCGACCATCTCTTAAAAAGCAAAAGTGGTAAAGGTGACATACTACTTAACGATATACAAAAACCGAAGAAAGACTTTGCTGAATTTACATTTAGTAAAGCTAAAGCTTTTAGTAAGAAATATGATCTGAAATGGCTTAATAGTAATTACTTCAATAGACTGTCAACTAAATTTCTTTTGATTAAATAAATATTAATATGGATAACTTTACTACATTAGCAAATAAAATCTTAACTGAGCAAAGAGATATAAAAGCAGACCAAATAGAAAAGCTTCTTAAAAAAGGTTTCGAAGATTCACCGTTTAATAATAAAGAAGATAAACCGGAAAGCCCTTTTGATAGACCCGATGCACGTGAATATTCTGATCAAATGGAAGCTCTTACTGATGATATTTTTGATGCTATACAAAAGAAAGATAAACAAGCACACTTAGCAGTATTGCGTAAATATGATGCTATAAGAGATAAAGCTATAGAGAGATTCGGAATTGATGGCCCGGTAAACTTAATCGATCCAGATTTAGCTGGTGATTATTCTGATGATTTTAAAGATGAAAACGGTTTTAGACCAAGAAGTGATTTTTTAACAAGATTTAGAGATGCTGTAGAATTTTATAAAGATGGCAGATATGGACGTATTGAAGGTGATAAATTTATTCCAGTTGAACCAAAAAGTTATATTGAAGAAATCGAAATAGAAGATCAAGAAAGCGGTATCCGTTCATTAGATGGATTCTTTAGTGATGAAGAAACACATATTGAAGATCAAGAAGTAGATATGAATACTGTTGAGAAAGGTCTCAGTGATCTAGCAGCTACTGCAAGTTCAGGCGCTAAAGGTTTAGCAGGTAAGCTACTAGGTACAAAAGCGCAGGCAGCAAAAGCATCATTAGATAAAAGAGCAAAAGCCGTCGCGAAAGCTATACCAGCATATGACGCAGTAACAAAAAAACTCGAACAAGGGTATAAAGACCTATTAAAGACAGCTAAATAATATGAAATTTCTTAAAAAAATATACGATCTTAATTTAATTAATGAAGCTGATGAAGCTCCACCACCTCCAGGTGCTGAAACACCAGCAGAAGATGCTCCGGCTGAAGAAGTAACAGTAGCTCTTTCACCGGAAAGTGAAGTAATGTATGTTAGACTTCTTAAAAAAGCTATGGTAATGAATCTGGATCCAGAAGACATTGATAATATCAATGATCTTGCTGATGTTAATGAAGATAATGCCAAGCAAGTACTGGGTAGTATCCTTCAACTAATGAAAAGTTATTCTACAGATATAGATATTGAGTTATGAGTTGGAAATCATTAGACCAAATCTATCTTCAGGAATCTGCAGGTAAGGCAGTGCCAAAGCTACGTCGACAGCAACTATGTGAAACACCACAAGGTGAAGAGCTGATTGAGCTTATTAGAGACCTTGATAGTAAAAATTTATTAGACCAGGAAACGGATGTTAATTTTATTAAAAAGCATTTGAGCGTTAAACCGTATGCTGAAAAAATATATAATTACCTCGATAAACAAAACTTAACAGAAACAACTATCAGCGAAGGTGATGTTAGAAAATTCATTATACAAATACTTTCAAAACATAATGATGTTGCAACGTACGCGCAGTATATCGAAACACCGGTAGCGCTTTCAACAATTGGCAATACTGGTATGTTAATTGAAAAAGTAGTTGAGACAACTAAGTTGAAACCAGAGACTGTCCGCGATTTAATAAACCTCATCGGTACGGAGAGCGGTAGAGGAGTCGGTAGAGGGGAGATTGCTCTAGCTACTATCTTTGATGATGTTAGTATGAGTGCTAGTAAAGGAGATCTAGATTGGAACGGTAAATATCTTGAAGCTAAGGGTACTAATGCTCGTTTAGGTAAGCGAGATAGAGCTGCGAGTAACTTTAATAAAACACCTTTAGGTCAATTAGCTACGCAGTACGATAAATCTGATAAACGAATCGATACTCTCATCGCTAATTTAGCTAATGAGCCGGGAGCTAATAGTGAAGATATATTCGCCGCGTTAAAAACTTTTGCGAAGGTAGAATACCCACATAGTACTATTACCAATATTTTAGATAATATCAATCTCAATGACTCTAGAGAGGTAAGAAAGGCTTTAACAAAAATATACTTCGATAACTACGCTAACCACGAAGGAGTCGACTATTTTGTTTTTGTTAATACAAGTAGAAATAGATATTTTAGCCGTTATATTATTTTTAGTACAGATCAAATATCAACTCTAATTGATAAAAATATAATCAAAGCTGGGGCAATTACAACCCTCGACCTCGATCCATCTCTAGGTACAATTTAATGAAAACATTCAAACAACATCACAGCATAATTTTAGAATTCTTCGATGCTATCGACGGAGCTGTAAAGCATATCGACCATCTAGAAGAGAATATACTTAATAAAGGCAAACAAGGGGTAATAGAAGCTATTAATCAAATAGAATCATCTATTTCTTACTTTGTTGATGAGTCTGATTATAAAATTTCGACTAAATTTGACGGTGCACCTGCTATTGTCGCAGGTGTCGATACTAATAATAAATTTTTTGTAGCTAGTAAGTCAGCGTTTGCTAAAAACCCAAAAATTAACTATACTGAGCAAGATATTATCAACAATCACGGTACTGGTGGTTTAGCTGATAAGCTTAAGTTAGCATTACGGTATTTACCGTCCTTAAACCTTAAAGGTATTTATCAAATGGATTATATGTTTGATCCGCAGATGAAGCAAATTGAAACTCCTCAGACTATTGACGGAGTTAAGAATGAAAATCGATTTCTTACATTTACTCCTAATACAATTAAGTATGCTGTTACAGAAAATAGCCCGTACGGTGATGAGATCAATAAAGCGAAGATTGGAGTAGCTATTCATATTGAATATATGATTCAAAATGGTATTTTAAAGGTTAAGAAATATACGTCTTCTCCGGAAGAGTTCTCACCGTCAAGTACAGTTTTTGTTTTTAATGTTTTAGCTAATAAACCTAAAAATGCTAAGTCGTCTTTCAGTAAATTACTACTCAAAGATGTACAAAAGAAAAAGAACCAAGTTTTAAAGTTAGCTGATAAGGTAGATTTTAGTTCTCTAGATGATTATACTGCTTTACTAAAGACATATATTAATTCTGAAATAAGAGCCGGTAGATTTCTAGAAGATACAGCTATTTCATCTGAAGAGTTCGTTAATTGGATATCGGGTAAGTTTGTAAAGGATATTGATAAACTAAAGAGCGAGAAAGGTAAAGCAAAGAAGACGGAGCAGATGAAAAGCACCCTATCAGCTCTTAAAAAACTTAAACCTTCTATTAAGAATGCATTTGAAATTACTAAAATTATTGCAAATCTTAAGAATAATCTTATTAAAATCTTTAACGAAATTACACAGAACGACTTATTAGGTACGTACCTTGAAGAAGCACCAGGGGAATGGCAAACGACAGCACCTGAGGGGTTCGCTCTTTCAAAAGTTACCGATGATGGAGCCCAAATTACGAAATTAGTTGATAGAGGCGAGTTTAGTCGCGCTAATTTCGGTACCGGTAAGCCAACTTCACCAGCAACTAAAGAAGATCAAGAGTCTTATATAACTAACCCGCCAGTTTTTAATAGAGGTGAAGGTACAAGATTACAAACCCATCCAACTGGTAGTAAAAAGCTTGGCAGTTTTAATGAAATGTATAAAATGTTAAATGAATTTGAAGATGCAGAAGACCTTACAAAAACAGTAGTTATATACCCAGGTAGATTTCACCCATTCCATAAAGGCCATGCATCAGTTTATAACAAATTAAAACAGCAATTTCCTACTGCTGATGTTTTTATTACAACAAGTGATAAACAAGAACCTAATAAATCACCATTTTCTTTTGAAGAAAAGAAGATAATGATGCAAAGTGCAGGTGTTGACCCAAATGATATTAAACAATCAACAACTACATATTCAGTTGGTGGTAAAATTGCTCCTAATCAAGCCTTAGAAGGTTACGATTTAGAAAAAACTAAAGTTATTTTTGCAGGTGGTGAAAGAGATGTAGGTAGATTTCCTGATGATTATTTAAACAACCCAGATACCCCATTACATTTTTATAAAGATAAAGAAAATTTAAAGTTTGTAAATGAAAATGGTAAATTAAATGGTTATTTAATGAAAGTTCCGACCGTTCAGTATAATGTATTAGGTGAACCTACTGGAGGTGCTACTGATATTCGTAATAAGTATAAAAATTCAGATGAAAAAACACGAAGAGATATTATTATGGACTTATACGGTTCAATGGATGAAGAAGTTAAAAGAATATTTGATAATAAGCTAATTTAAGCTCCTGCGTAACCAGTATTTTTAGCAGTTTGAGTATCGTCTAATTCATCAACTTCTACTCTATCTTCATCTGGATCTTGCTCGTCTTCTACATCAGCATCTAACTTATCATACTCTAAAGCATGATATACTGATGATAGGTAATCAGCAGCTTTAGTAATTTTTGAAGCTGTCCAACCTTCTAAGTTATCTAAATTACCTACCATATCAAATAATTTAGCAGAATAATCATTTACTTTGAGTAACTCAGCTCTTGCCATATCTAATTCACCATCATAATCATCCCCACATTCATCACAACCACAATCACTTTCACATTCACCTTGATCTCCTGCTTGGATATAAACTGTTTCTTCTTCTTTCTCCGCATCTTCACAATCTGATGAATCACCTTCATCATTAATCTTTAATACAACTACTTTAGAAGCAGTTTTTTGTGAACCTGGACCTGGTACATTTACCATTTTACCTATCATCGGTCCAAGACCTATATTTTCATTTAACGTTTTATATTGTTCAAAAATTAGATTAGCTTCATTATCCATACAATTATTTATTAAATAATTACATGACCTTCGACAAATTATATATATCTTTAATGGAAGCATATGAAGAAGATGCCGAATATAGAGGTAGAAAAGTTAAACTTAACAAACCTATGAGAGGAGATGTTAAAAAATTTAAAGTATATGTTAAAAATCCAAAAGGTAATGTAGTTAAAGTTAACTTCGGACACGGTGGTACGTCTGCTAAAAGACGTGGTGAAAAAACGATGAAAATTAGAAAGAGTAATCCGAAAGCTCGTAAATCTTTTAGAGCGAGACATAATTGCGATAACCCTGGAAGTAAGCTCAAAGCGCGATACTGGTCTTGCCGTGCTTGGTAATTTTTTATGATTATGAGTATTAAAACAGATATAAGAACCCCGGAGAACACTCTCAACTACATGAAATATGTTGAGATTGAAAATGATTCTCGATACCCCGCGGTAACAGGTGGTTTAGGTCAAGGTGTTTTCAATAAATCAGCTATATTAGTACAGCAGGTTGACCCGTTTAATACTGGTATTGGTAGTGGCACAGGTAACCAGGGGTTTATTGAAAAATTTGGCTCTAATCTCGATGTAGGTGCAAATTTAGAAACAATCTGGAATAATGGAGGTATATATACATATTTATCTTCTGCTTCAAGTCTTTATGTAGCACCGGTAGTTGGGGATCAAGGTGATGA